CCATATCAAATGTCGGGAAATATTTCATATATTTGGCAAATTCAGGGTCTTTCATTTTATCTCCCATGCCAGCAGCCGTTAAAGCACCCGCCACATCTCTTTGTTTCCCATAATCACCATATGGGCTGAAAGTGCCAGTCGAGCCGGGTTTTTTGGTTGTGGTTGTGGTTGTGTCTCTAGGCATCCCCTCAATGGGCAAACCAGACCAATCTGTATCTTTGCCAAACAATGGGTTACCAGAGCCAAACACCTGAAAACCTTGGAGTGCGTTCCAATCAGTGTTACTTAAATCTGGTGTTAAGTCGGTTGGCCCACCACCCTGCATCTGTGGTATCTGACCGCCTCGTTTTTGATAACCATCCCAACCGCTCCAAGCATCGACATCAAAAGGGTTGAAATCGCCGGGCTGATAATCTATGTTTCTACTACGTTCCATAATTGTCTTAGCGTACTCATCGCCCCCAATACCAAATCTTCTAGCTCCTTCTTCACCTAGATACATTGGCTTATCAGCTCCCCAATCTGTAACCCTTTGTGGTATTTCTTCATATCCAGTTTTTACTTTTTCCCCCATGTCTTTATAAATGTCAGACATCATTAAGGATGATAGCGAGGATGCTAACCCCCTTTCAAGGATACCCTTGCGATAAGCGTCTGAAATCTCTTGAGCTTGTTCTTTTTCTCCTAAAGCAAAATCTACATCTCCTATATCTTGAGGTCTATACATGCCTTCAACACCCGCCTTAACAATACCCCCAGAGCCGGGGACAACTAAATCAGCTAGAAAACCGCCAATGCTCCCAACATTAGACCAGAAACCCATATTCTTAATGTTTTCATCATATGCATCTTTTACTTTATTATAGTCACTTAGGTACTTACTTCTAATTTTAGCCTGACTGACATATCCACCTATTGGGTATTTATCAATTGGTTGCGTACTTCCACCACCTATCTGATAATTAGTTGGTTTGCCTGCCATTCCTCCGCCATATAATTCCATTAAACTGTTTGCCATAATCTTACCTTGTTATCCGCAATATAGATAACCATATATATTCTCAGCTTTTCCATCGGAATCGTATGTTACATCTTCCATGGATTTACCTACTGTAATATTGGTTATCACTTGCTTACTTTCATAAATTGGTTCATTCTTATCATTAAAGCCCGTTACCGTGTATTGTGCGGGCTGCTTCATTAGATAGCCCGGGACGTCAGATGAACACAGTAAATCACCCTTGTTGACGCTTCCATTTTGATTGCAAATCTTAAACCCCAATAACAATTCATCCTCATAATACTCATCATCCGCATAAGCATAATTGCGAGTATCGCCGATAGCCGCAACACACATTATCCTCTTATCCTCTCTGCCCTCTTCTGGTAGTATCTGATTCATTGAATCAATGTAGTGGGCGTTATTATATCTTTCTTTTTTTTCTTCATCCCACTTCTCTATTTGCTTCTCCATGAAAGAGGTTTCGGGTTTATTCGGTTTTAAAGTACGCCATAATATACCCACAATACCGGGGTCTTCTTTTTTATCAGACTTTACCATCTCATTGTTTTCATCTAGCTTTACTAAATCACCTTTAGTTAAGTCAGAGTCTTTTCGCACAACATAATTATGTGAGAATGTTGCAGGAGATTTAGGTAAGGCATTGTGAGATAAAACACCGTCACTAATATAATTATGAGTGAATTTTAATTCATAGTTCCATACATTAGTTGGCTCATTATGTACTGTAATTGATTTAACTTTGTCTTCAACGATTTCTTTATTCTTATATACATACAATTGACCGCCAACCTTTAGTTTATTAATAGGAATGGCGCAATTAACGTAATCTGGGTGATATATTAAGTGCGTATTAGAACACTTTAACTTATATCCCATTTCTGTTTCTAACTCTGTCCATCCGTCAACTGGCGTGCCTTTTCGCATAGAACTAATTGGGGAATAATCAAAAGTTTCCTCAGCAAAATCAAACACAAATATCATATCGTCTTCTTTAGTATCTTCTATATTTATTTCGCCACGCTTCGTTATAACCTTTGTCCCCGGCAAAACGCAAGCACCACCGCCCGTTGTTCCTGATGCGTTTTCAATCCCATCAGCATATTCTGTAAATGTAGCACCACCAGCATAAGCATCCTCCTTAGCCTGTAACCCGACAGCGGCACCTACTTCAAAAAAGTCTGATATACGACCACCAGATTGGAATAAATCCAATGATTCTTCAACCCTACTTTTATCTTCCACTCTTTGTGATGATTCTGATTGATATCCACCATGCCCTACAGATTGCACATCGCCACGACTATCATCAAAGTAACTTAATACTGTTCCTTCTTTAGCTTCAGACCTGCCAACTACAGGGGCCCTGTTGGGGTGACTGGAGGCAGTATCTGTATAATCATTAATCCCAGATTGCTCTTCAGGAGCTATAAAATTACCTTTTAATTTGTTGTATGTAATAGGCATTATGTAGCTGCTACTTTCGCTGCTGGTAATAGTCTATACTCAATACCAATATCATTAATTTCAATTTTAGTAGCATTTGTACCGCCGTTTAATTGTAATGCAACACTCTGACATTTAAGTGGCGTGTCAAACGTAACCTTATGTATTTCAAACGTTCCATCCGCTTGGTCTAATGTATTGTTAGATAAATTAGTAGTAACAAAACTTGTCCCACCATCCTGTACATATTTAAGAAAATCAGTAACTCCAGTTGCATGAGTATGTTTATACGTTACATAAATAGCATATATCTTCTTATATCTTGAAGGCATACCAAAGTCAAAATCTTTTGTTTGATATAAAAAGGCAGTTGAGGTTTGGTCATCCGACTGCCAAGCTTTTATAGTCACAGAATCGCCTGTTTCGCTTGCATATATTAAATCACCGTTCCAGTCATAGTCAAAATTTGATGCAATACCAGCGCTTAACAATCTATTTTTACCAAAGAAAAAGGATTCAGTTTCTAAGTCATATACAACCACATCGGCACCATTACCACCAAAGTCTTGGTTAGCAGTAACAGAGCCGGAATCGAGAACTACTACAATTTCTTTTTCCTTTTTATCATAACCAACAATAGTGCCAGCTGTAATCAATTTACCCCACGATGGAACACTATAGCTATCGGTTTTATATCCACTTAATACTTTATCTTCAGTAAGTTCGGCAATCCCACTGCCAGTTTGATATACATAAAGACCATTAACATTAGCCCAAACTAAACCGAAATCTGTTTTAAATACTGCGCCACTTGACATGACCCCCATACCTTTATGCGTGCTTTCTAAATACCAACCAGCAGGATTAGCATTCCCAATATTAATTACATATAAATTATCCGATTTAAAGGCAAAGAGCTTATTGCCTACAGACTCTAGTTTTATATAAGGTTCCGCATCTCCCTGTACAACGTCAATAAAATTACTCAATGGGAATACGTCAGGTTTATTAACAGGTGAATACATTATTCTATCAAGCTTCTGTCGTTGTACCCCATCTTCAAAAGCCATCTTAACGCTGGCTAAAAACATTCTACGATTAGCAAAAGCAGCTGCCTTATATCCGTCTCCAGAATTGCCTAAATGTAATCTTCCCTCATTACTACCATAGCCATTAATAGTAGCGTAAGTGTCAATTGATGGGTCTTGTATGACAATTTTAGCATTGGCATCATTACTACTTACAGACCAATCTTTAAATTTATCACTTAATTTCCCTCTAATGCCGTAAGCATTCGTATCGTTTGCAGCTCCTGTAAAATCGCAATCAACAAGAAGATTCCACTCCCCTTCAGAGATTTTACTATTACCGGCATCATAATATTTCCAATATATACGGGCACCTGTTATCCGGGCATCATAGTCTGCAGCGGATGTGGCATTAGCTGCATATACTGTAACCTCCCATGGCCTATTTGCTGTTACGTCCGCAGTGGCAAGCGTAGCCGCAACTTCAAACAAGGCAGATTCTTGGTTGCCATCATATACAAAAGAATAGGCAAAGGCGTAATCTGTGTCTTTCCACGTTCCTATACCGGCTGACTCTGACGCAATTAAAAAGTTTATTGAGCCATCCGTGTAGGTTGCACTACCCACTTTATTGCCCGCAGTTGGCGCCGCTACTGTATTATCTCCACCATAAAACCCATCCCTACTTCTACCCAATTGACTCCGCTTGATATATTTAAAATATTTAGGAGTACTACCATTCTCTAAAATACTATCACATATTCTCAAGCCATTATCGAATGCAATAATATTAGCTTTTATATCAGATTGACCACCTAAATCCACAGCACCGCCTGCCGTAGTAGGGGTGGCGTTCCATGAATTATTGGTATAATCCCATATATTCAATTCTCCGCCTTCATCCACGACAGCAAAATAATGTTCTCCACCCTCTTCTTCGTTTCCAGCTTCATCATAATCTAATTCAAAATGTTTAAAGCCATGACCTCTAGCATTAGCCATATCAGTGGTACCAAGCGCTGCAACGGTTTTAGTGGCGCCAGAATTATTGATTTGTCGGGGCGCACCAGAACCATTACCCATGGTTCGCAGTAAGCCCATTCTATCACCCATGGCATCTTGAGAAAACGGAGATTGATTATCCGCAATATCTCGCGGATTTCTCTGGCTATTTATACCGCCTGAAAAATCTCTAATATAATGAACTTGCTTAGGCATTATTCTTTAATTTCAAAATGAACCAAATCGTCAAACTTATTATCTTTTGTCTGGGTGTCCATGTCCCAGTCTCCGCCCCATCTTATCCTTAAACCCATCTTAGAGGCGATTCCAAGAACGTATCCACCAAAGTAATGAAACCTGTCTCTATCTTTCCAATCTATTGGGTACGGCGCAACATCCACAGCAACACTCGGGCTTTTATTATGTTTACCATTAGGGAACTTGACCTTACTATTGCCCCTATTAAACGCAGCATCTTGTTTTTCCTTTCCCCTATGGCCTTCAATAATTGTACAATCAAATCCCTTGACTACCTCATTGAAAAGTTCAACAAGTCTTTTATCACAAGTATTAAGTTTAGACCTGCTTTTGGTACTAAACCTAGGCATCGTCCACGTTCTTTTTGAACTCGGAAAACCATACATCATCCAACTTATTCTTACTTGACTTAACCAGCTTACCAATTATTTGAATGGCTACCTTCTTTAAAACCGTTTCGCTAACTACAGTTTTAAGTCCTGTAATTACAAGCCCTCTTACAAAGGGTATGTATAGGCCACCACCTATTACAGCAAGTGTTCCTACAACACTTACCCAATGACTTTGAATCCATTCCATTACGCATCTCCTCTATATAACCATCCGATTAATGAACCGAATACAAGGGCTACAAACGAACCAACAGATTTAATTGCTGTAGTTTGCTGTTCTAACCAGCGAACCCTACCATTCTGTTCCTTTACTAAAACTTTAATTTCATCTACAGTATCTTTAATATAATGAATGTCACTATTTTGCTTGGCACTCATAATGGTCAATTCCTCTAATCTTGTTTGAGTATCTGTTCTCCAATTGTCCACTTGATT